CATAAGAAGCTAAACTTTTTAATTTTTTAACTTTGTATGTACTATCGCATGGCTCAACAGAGGCTGCATAAGAAAATGAGGCTGATGACTGAATTTTATGTTCTAGCCCATCTTCAATTTCTGCTTTAAATATTTGCATTATTTTTTACTCCTGTGCTAGATTAGTGTACACCGTAGAATAAAAAGAAGCCTTAGCCTGTTTTTGTTCATCAACAGTAAGCTCTTTGCTTAAAATCGATCTAAGATCATTTACCCATTTGTGATATTCGGACAATAAGACATTTGATGATGCAGATGATGATTTAAGTTTTTCTACCACTTCTGCGTCGGTTATGTCCGTTAAAGGCTCTATTGAGAATAGAATTTTCGTTTTTACATTGTCTAGTTCTGTAACTTCTTCATTAGATAAACTTCTTAAGTTTTTCTTTTGATAAAAATCTAGTAGTATTGGATTAATTATCTTGCTGATCTTATCTTGGGCGTCAGCTGCCCAAAACATAATTTTTGCTCCGGTTTGTGGGGCAAACTTTCTGTCTTTTCTGGTTTGTGTGTCTTTAGAGTTTTTTGGGCGACCTTGGCCGGGTTCTTTTGGCAAGGATTCTGGCGAATCCTTTGCCAACTTCGTTGGGGAAGGCTGTGCTGGTGTTTTCATTTCTAGAGCTGCTTGCTCTCCCTTTTTCTTATTTTCTAAATCTAATCCAACTTGACTGGGAGAGACAATTCCTGTCTGTAGAGCTATCTTCTTAAGAGATTGCTCCGGAGTAGGATCGTGCCATGGCCCAGCTTTTTTGATCATTCTATCGCTCTTTCTCTCTCTTATTTCTCTGTTGAGTCTTGTCTTTTCCATATCAGGATCAAAACCAAATCTTGTTTGCAATAGTTCATCACTAATTAGATTACGATCAGCTAATTGAATCAATAGCGCTTTTTCTGAATCTTCATTACTAAGATCCATTCTGTCAAATTCTACTTTGGCACTGTATTTGAAACCCATAGCTTTTTGAACCAAAGCAAATTCTCTTTCCCAAAATTCCATCAAAACATCTCTACCATATTGTAGTCTTTGAGTAAGAGTCTTTAATGAAATAAAGTTATTTGTTGTTCCGGCCGCTCCGAAAGTTCCGGTTAGTGTAGGAGGAATACCAAGTCCAGCGTAGACGCTGTTTAAGTGTGGTATATATTTAGCTTCTCCTAAGAACTGATGAACACCAGTTTTACTTTCTATTAGTTCTATATCTGGACCCCAAATCAAATCCATAGTTCCACCACCAACATTATTTCCTAAAATAGCTGCTAATTTAGCTGTGGCTGCTTTTGTAGGAGCAATTTTATGCTCAAGACTACCAAGTTTAAAAATACGAATATTGCTTATAGCACCATCAAGAGCTGCCATATCAGCTAATTTAAGCTTTTCAATAATAGTAATATCATCCATAATAGCATATATCATAGGATATGCCCATGTTTGCCAATCATCTTTTTTATAGTGAAATACTAATGTTTTTTCTGGATCAAGTGGATATGGCTTTTTTGTTTTGGCTGCTTCTAATATTGCTTGTGGTAGTCCTGATACTACTTCTTTTTCTGCTTCTGTTTTTGGATTGATAACCATTTTCCTCAACATGGGAGGAAGAATTAATTCATATCTTTTATCCTGGACAAATGAAGATAATGCGCCCGCTGCGACATCAACGAAAGAAGGATCAATAAATGTATACTTCCAAGGAATCTCTCTTTTTTCTAGTTTGATTTCTTCGATATCTTGAACCTGAAAATCTGGAGATGCTACTGCCTGATATAGTGTTTCTGTTGCTTTAAGACTTAATTTACCTGTTTGTCTATTAACAACAACATTTCCTGTTTTATAGAGATTGTTAAGAAATCTTTCGCTGCGTTCCTTGCCTCTAACTTTTTTAAACCATTTTCTATAAAAGCGTTCTATTCTCTTATTTCTGTGAACTGGCCTTATTCCTTGGCTAGCAAAATCACCCATAAGATCTATAACATTTTTTACCAAACCAACTCTTTGATAAATATCTTCTGCTTTTTTTAGTATAACCTTAAAAGTACGAGGAACAGCTTCGTCTGGACGGAAAAAATCATAATCAGATCTGGTTAAGCCTGGGCGACCAGATGTATTTTTATCAAGATTAGAATAGTCTAATCCGTATCTTCTCATGGCAGTGGAATGTTCTATGCCAGTAAATTCGCCAAGAGAATCAGCACTAGTTTTAAGTGCTTTTTCTTTACTGGCTAAATCATCACCCCATGCAATATAAATTTCTGAATTTTCTAGAGCTGCGTCAGATATCGCTTCGCTTTTTGGATATTTTTTAGCCATATTTTTTTAATATAATTACAATGCTATTATAATACAATTGTTAAATTTTATACACATTTTACTTGTAAATGCCTAGATAATCAGAGTCATTTGCCCCAGCAGTAAACCATTCTGGCCCTTTGTACAAGGCTCCCTCATGTTTGACAACATTAATTCGATTATCCCCTACTACATCATACTCTATTGGCTGTAATGTTCTAGTCATTTGTCTTGCTAACATATTTGCTATTACTAATGAGCTATATCGGTCTTTTCTTAATCTTCCCTTTTTACCATTTTGTAATTTCACTTCTGGAGTATCCCAGCGATCTCTAGCTCCTGATCCTGTGCTTGTTTGTGTCATTACTATGGTTGTTAATTCATTTTTTAATTCTTCTATCTCTAGTATACATTCACTTAAACTATCATAAATAGGATTTAAATCTCCTGTTAAAATATCTTTACCTTCTTTGTCTAGTGCTAAACCTAGAGTTAAATTATCAAAACGAGGAAATAATAAGATTTTATCTTCTAGATCTTTTCTTAGTCCATGATTAGCCTGACTTGTCCAATCTGCTTTAGCAAATTGTACTAGTTCGATAATGTGTAGTCCGGATTGACTATCTGTATCTTTGGATTTGTCATAATCTATGATGGGCCATATAAGGTTTTCACCCTCTTCGAGTTTTGATGGATCGTGCAAAGATTCTTCGATTGCTATTCCACCACCTTGAGCGTCCATACCTATTCTGGCACATGGAAATAGCTTCATAAGATTTCTTATTTTTCTTGCACAAAAACCATAGAAATCATGGTCCTGCACAAGGCCAGTCTTTAGTCTTTCTTTAAAATTATTACGGTTAGTAGTCCAGCAATATACTATTCTTCTATGGTCAGGAAATACTTCTAATATAACTATACTAAAATTATCCTGTTCACTAGCAGGGTCTATACCATATACATATTGAGAATTTGCATTGCCTCTGGTTGCAGCATCAAATGTTATAACTTTGTCATTAACGGTTATCGGATTTTGATCTGATGTTACACAATTTTCTATTAGGCTACGCCTAAAGAAACCTTCGCTGTCTTTTACGAAACATGCGGCATATTCCATATTATATATTCCAGTATGAATAGTAGCTTTAGCTCTACTTACTTGCTTGTCGTCCATGAATCCTTTTGGAATAAGTTCATAAGGAATACGAATAATACTATAATCTTTCCAATTAAAATTATCAGGAACTTCGCCTTTAAAAATTTCTTCTAGTTTATTTCTGTTTCCTTTGCTTTCTATTATAGCTTTGTATCGTTTCCAATAACTAGCAAAATGTTTGAAGTCATAATCTGCCGTACCACTAATAATAGCCTGATTACCCATTTTATATTCTAAAGCTTCAAGTTCATCATTCCAAATACCTGCTTCAATCATTGCTTGTTTTTTAGCTTCTTCTTTAACATTCTGAATAGGACTCGCACTTACAGCAGCGAATCCTGATACTACTGTTTCATAGATATCTGGTGATATAGACGCAAATTCGTCAGCAATAATAATATGGGCACGTAATCCTCTAATTTTACTACCGTCGCCCATTGGAATAGCTATGGTCCAACTATCTCCTAATCTCATCGTACATCGATCAACGTCTCGTCGTGGACCATCATCGTTTCCATTAAATATACTTCGTAATATAGGACTATTTCTCCAAATAGTTTCCATATATTCAAAAATGATTTTACTCTGACGAAATGCAGCACCTACGACAACTATTTTAGTTCCGGGACAAAATGTACATTTAATAATACAATACAGAGCTAACAAAAAACTTTTACCCCAACCACGACTAGCAATATACATTGGAAAAGCTCGTATCCAAAATTCTTGAAGAATAGCAATTTGTATAGGATGTAATTCTATATTGAATAACATCTTTACCATGCTACCAATATATTTTGGGTCTTTAAATAATCTAATAAGATGCAAATCAGGATTTTCAATATCTATCTCTGACCTATGAATCATAGGATTGCGAGATATGGTGATAGAGTCTAAGTCACCCAGACCTAGCCATGCGTCATCAAAATTATTTTTTCTGGATTCGCTCAATGTAATTTACCTTTTTTAAAATATATTCTGCCATTTTTTCAGCATTACTACTATCTCCGCAAAATACTATTTTGATATTATGATTAATTTGTAGTTCTAAGATATGTTTCATAATAAATGCTGGAGAGATTTTAATTTTATCCCATAGTCTTTTAGGGACGTTACTTCCGACAGGATAAATTAAGATATCTTCTAAATCAAATTCTAATAGTAAAAATGCATATTTAACATGGCTTAGTCGCTCAACAACATCTTTGAAACGACTTTCTGTTATATTATTGGCAAATTCACTAGCACTCTTTTTTCTTTCTATAGCTAAAATTGTTTCTAGACCCTCTATACTGTAATCCCCAGTATCTAATTTTTTATTAGCCTTTGTGTAGTGATCAAATGACCATGGCTGTTGTTCTCTGGTATCAACAATTATGATAAAATCATCGTAATTACTCATTTGAAGACCTTTTATTAGCTATAATTTTCAAAAATACTGCTTCATATAAATGCTCTAGACCCTTGATCATTTTGTGATGATAATAGCACAAAGTTATACCATTCTCTACACAAAATCGCAATCCGGGATATTCACTCCAAGTTTTAATATGATGAGCATTCAATTTTTTACCAACATTACATCCGGGCCATTGACATTTAAAATTGTCTCTTTTATATACTTCTTTTCTCCATTTCTTGTATAATGGATCATCAAAATTACGAACCATAACAATCACTATTTATCATGTCTTTTACTAGAGTGTCGAATGTGTAGGTAGGAGCCCATCCTAATTTTTCTCTAGCTTTTGACGAATCTCCTCTCAAATAATCTACTTCTGCTGGTCTAAACAAGTTTTCATTAATAACAGTATACTTATTATAATCTAGATCTACAGAATTAAATGCTGCTATTAAAAATTCTTTTACGCTGTGTGTTTGTCCTGTTGACAAAACATAGTCATCAGCGTTAGCTTGTTGCAACATTAGATACATTCCATAAACATAATCTTTAGCATGTCCCCAATCTCTATGAGCATCAAGATTACCTAGTTCAAGAAGTCCTTTATTTTTATTCTTAATTAAATCACCAATATATTTTGTAATTTTTCGTGTTACAAAACATTCTCCTCTTCGTGGACTTTCGTGATTAAAAAGTATTCCACAGCAACAATATAAATTATATGCTGATCGATAAATTTGTACCATATGATAAGCTGCTAATTTAGCCACTCCGTATGGACTCTGAGGAAGCATCTTGGTCATCTCGCTCTGGTATTTGTGTCCATCTTTGGTGTCGAAGTTTCGCCCAAACATTTCGCTAGTACCAGCTTGATAGAATCTGGTTAATGGACTATAATTTTTGATAGCTTCTAGTAAATTGATTACTCCTACAGCATCAATTTCAAAAGTTGTTGTTGGCTGCTTGAAACTGGTGCCAACATGACTCTGAGCAGCCAGATTATAAAATTCATCGGGCTGATGTTTACGTAAGGTGGTGTTAATGCCGTTAGGATCGGTTAAATCAAATTCTTCTAGAGATAAACGAGGATGATCTAAAAGATGTTTAATTCGCTCAAAGTTGTTATTGCTGGAGCGTCTGTATAGTCCCACCACAGAGTATTCTTTGTCTAGTAACAGATCGCACAAATAACTGCCGTCTTGACCTGTTACTCCTGTTACTAATGCTGTTTTCATAGCTATTCCTTGATACTATCTGGTGTTAAAAATGGCTGATCCACAGTATTATCAGCATAATTATGGTAACTGTGTAGTTTTTCTTTTATTTTTTCAGTAGCTAATGCTAGTATTTCCATTTCTTTTCCTTCTTTTTCTCTTATCTCTTCGTCTTCTAGCATTCGTATTAGTCCTGTCCAGCTACTTTTGCCGTCTTCTATTCTTTTGATACGCTGTTCTCGCGTGGCCTTTAAGTCTTTACTAATTTTTTGTTGTTCATTAAGTAATTTAGTATATTCATTAGTATAATTAGCTATGCTATTTCGCGCAAAACTTAATTGAGTTTCTAAATTAGCAAGTTTTGGAATGTCTCGTGTGTCTTCTGGCTTTTCATACTCTTTGTCCACCAACTTTTGTAATTTGTCTGTTTCTGCAATATGGCGTTTTCGCTCTTTCATGCTTCGGTTAATAAGAATATCAATAGTGATAAATTGCTTTATCTGTAATTCTTCGGCAGGAAGAACATCCTCTCGGAATTGTTTGATTAAATTTATCCACACATTTTCAAAGTATTCTAATTCGCCGCTATCACTATCGAACTGTCGTTCAATTTCGGTCCAAAAATTCTTTTTATGTAATTTGTTTCGTAAATATTTGTCATCATTGGTATCGTAGTCTTTTATTAAAAGATCGTTTTCTAATGCGTATCGTTCTATTGGTGCAGAAGAACGGTTAAGGTTTGTGGAAATTTGGTCAATTGTTAGTGAAGATATGTGTTCTCTGATATACTTCTCTTCTTCCAAACTTAGCTGGCCTCTCTTTTTGGGACCTTTGTTATTCTGAGAGATTTGCGTCATTGATTATTTCCTTAATGGTTGAAATTAATCTGTTAAGATCACTCTTATTAAGTTTTTCGCCATATTTTAGTTTGAGATATGATTCTCTGTGGGTGGCGGGCATTTTTTCATCTAATAGGCCAATTATCTCTTTATTTAGGGCTAAATCACTAATATCTCCTTTGGTATGATGTTTTGATCCATAGTCTTCGCTATCTTCTATACCAATAGGTTTCATAATATTTTTCTTACTATTATTTCTACTTTCCCAAGCAGCATATAGTTCACAGTCACTTTTGTTCTGAAAATCAGTACATCCACTAATGGATTTTTTGCAGTGAGGGTCGTAAAGTGGACAACTCAAGCATGGTTTATCGGGGCGCTGGTAATTGTCTCTTTTATAATTGAATAAACGATTACGAACGTGGGTCCATAGGAAGTTTTCAAGGGGGCGACTGTTGTCATATTTTTCCAAGCCTTCTAGGGCGAAAATAGCGGCCTGTTGTTTCATGTCATCAAAATCATGATAGCCAAATTTAAATTTATGGCCTAATCTTTTACTAATATCGTCTAAAACTTTGAGAAATTCTTCTTCAGTTACCCCATTAGGTAAAGAAGATGATTTATTCTGTGGTATTTTCTTTGTGTTCTTTTTTTTGGTCATATAATAATTCAGCTATACTTTTTCCTTGTGGTAATTCCAGATCTTTGCTACAATCAAAACTTCCTGATGCTTTTACTACCAACTCAGAATTGGCTAAATTTAATTCTATATTAGTCATTTTTTCTCCTTGCACAAAAGAGGTCAACTATTACTATAATACTGTTAGGTACACATTAGTCAACTTTAACGAGGATATTTATGGCCACTTATAAGAAATGGAACGATTCGGAAATCAGTTTCATCAAAGATAACCATTTGTCTATGCCTGATGAAACTATAGCAGTTAAACTGAGTCAAATTACAGGACAAAATATTAGTACAGCAATGGTGCGTCGTCAGAGGCGAAAGCTAACACTAAAGAAGCCAAGGGGGCGTCCTTGCAAGAATAAGCCTGTGGAAAATAGCGGAGAGTCAGTTACTGTATGATATTTATTGTGTGATTTTTATGTAGAAGTAGCAAGCAGAAATGCTTGCTATTTTTATTTATACTTTATTTAAAAAGGAGACTTTATATGTTATGCAAAGGTGTGGTGGGTATGATGGTTATGTTATTTTGCTGTGGGGTTTACGGTCAAAATGTGGTGGTAGAATATCAGCCTCAAAATGTTCAGTATGCTACAACATCATTGGTTCCTGTAACAACAGTTGTAAATCAAACAGTTTGGGTTCCTGTGGTAAAAATTGTTCCGGTGCCGATAGTTGTGGTTCCTCAGTATAATACGTATTATCCTGTTGCTGTTCCTGTGAACTATCACAGATGTTGTTTTAACAGTAACTATTATATTCCGTACTATCATTATAGGTATTAATTGTGGGACGACCAAAAGGATCAAAGGACAAGCAGAAGAGAAAAGTAAAAACTATATTAAATGGAGTTGATGAAAGAAATTTAATAAAGGATTATGAAGATGGGTACTCTACAAAAACATTACTAGATAAATATAATGTTACCAAGTCTTATATGTCATCAATGTTTAAAATTAGGGGCATAAAGTCAAGAATAGATCCATCAGTTGTTAAGTCTTGGGAACATATAGAAAATATAGATAGTTTAGACTCAAATATTTGTGGAATTTATGTTATATATTTCTTGTGGAACTATGACAAGAATGATCTTGAAAGAAATATAAAAGTAAATAATATTAAAGTATATATTGGTGCAAGTATAAATATTAAAAAAAGACTACAAGACCATATGTATCATTTGGCAAAAAAGGATCATCGCTCTAAAAATATGCAGGAATGGTATGATAAAAATAATTACTCTGTTAAGTGTGCTATTATAGAGCGTTGTGAATCTAATGAAATAATGCAGAAAGAGACTGATCATATAAAAATGTGGTCAGAGTCATGTTTGTTAAATACGTGGTCTTCCAATAAAGAAGAAGATTTGCGTCCGTGGCTTGAGGAAGCTGTTAAGAGGGATGCATATGCTAAACATTTTATAATCAATGAAAATACGGGATGCAAAGAGAGCTGCAATGTTCATAAGAGCGGATATGCTCGAATGAAGGTGATTATCAAATCATTACGTAGAAAAAATGGAGATGGTAAATATTTTTATAAGCACAGGGTGGCCTTTTGGGAAAAACACGGAACATATCCTGAATTGATACGACACAAATGTAATAATCCGCGATGCTATAATGCGGATCATTTAGCAGAAGGTACTTATCAGGATAATGCTCTGGATAAAAGGGGCGATTTTCCAAAGGAATTTGAGGATAAGTGGAAAGAGTGTGGCGCTGATATAATTAAACTAAGCGAGCACTATGAATCACGATGGAATAGAAACTGTGAATTGGGTGGTGAAAAAGTATCTTATATGATCTATAGTTGGGAAAGGAAGCTGGGTTTAAGAGAAAAGTATCCTGAGATTCTGAGGGCCAATAAGAATCGAAGGGCTAATACGAATGTTTAGGTGATACATTTGTATTTTAATGTGCTTATCGCATATGAACCTCCGGGCATTTTTACGGAAAAATACGAAAGTGGCAGCGAAAAACATAAAATCCCCCTAACCTGTTATGGGTAAAGAGTTTACGTCAAATATGTTCGTTTTTTTTTGATCTAAATGCTTATGTGGCAATGATTTACGGCTAATATGATGATTGATACGATCTTCTGTTTAAAAAAATAAGATATTCTATGGCATAGAATTTGCTAATAGACAATCTTTCGGCATTGTAAGGAAAGTTTTTTGTTGACGCTCAAGAAATCTGTGGTATAATGTCGATATAAGAAACAGAGGAGAAAGAATCATGGCAAACGGTTTTGTGGTTGGTGATTGGGTCGCATCGGTTGAGGAGTGGGGTGTAGATGATGAGGACGTTGTGGCCTATCGGGTCGAGTCGGTGAACGATGATGGATCGGTTACCGTGTCCGATTCTGACGGATGCTATCATCGGTTGGATGCTCGCTACGTTGAGCGATTGGATGCTGACTACATTCCCGGCCTTGACGATGGTGAGGGAATCTGATCCCCATATAAGGGGGATTGACAAACCACAAAAGCCTTGATAAGATACCATCACAAGAAAGAGAGAAAGAAAATGGAAAATGATCTTCTGTATATGGCGAGAGGTTTGGGATTCGATGGTGAAGGAATCGAATCTGTGTATGCGTTGTGCGAAAAGCATAACGTTTCGGAAGAAATGAAGAATCTAATGGTGAAGGAATACGAAGAGGGGTATTTCGACTGGTGAGAAAATCGTAAGATTTGGGGCTTGACGATTCAAGAATCTCTGGTATAATGTCGATAAGAAAGAAAAGGAAATCGAATGACCACGATGATTCAGGTTGGCAAGGTGTTCAAGGTTTACGGCTATAAGAATGGCCGAAAGGTTCTGCTTGGTACGTTCAAGACTTCCGATGCTGGCATCCGTTGCATGAACGCATACGCCAGTTGAGGGGGTTGACACGGCGGAAAAGTTTCGATAGAATACAGCCATGAGAGTTATCCAACACCCAACGCGACCCGGACACTGGACGATCCTTATCGACGGTGGTATCTATGGATGCTACGAGCGTAAGGCTTTGGCCATTGCAGTTATGCTCACCCGTTAATCATAAATCCTTTGCTCATAAGGGTTTAGGGTGAATATGGGCGGCCCGATTCGACGTAAACTCTTTCTGCATAAGCACTTACGGCTAATGTGGTGATCGACACGATCTTCTGTTTAGCAGAGAGCAAACGGTGTGCCAAATGTGTAGGAAATCGTGAAAAGTTTTGTCAAAATCTCTTGACATAAAAATCTGGATTTTTTTCTTGCAAACTAAAGATGGCCATGGTATAATGTCGATATAAGAGTAAGAGAAAGAAAGAGAGAATGAAAATGGAAAATCTGGTTCTGATCGTCGTCAAGGGTAAGTATAAGGTTTATCGTGAGAGGAAGTATCCCAACGGATATTCCCGTCAACTGCTTGCCACGTTCAAGAGTTCATATGAGGCCGAAAGGTTCATGAACGCATCCTCCCGTTGAGGGGGTTGACAGGACGGAAAAGATTCGATAAAATAGCATCACAAGAAAGAGAGAAAGAAATGAGCAATCCCAAATCGGCTACCATCCGAAAGAACATCACCAAGTACGCTGCGAAGGTTGGACTTCGCGTGGATCGAAACTACGATGGAACGTACAATCTGTTCGACACCGTGATCGGGTACAACGTGTTCACTAACGTGGATATGGCATGGGTGGTGCGGACCATCCACGACGCTATCTACATGAAAAACTTCCCCACCTGAAAGGGGGGTTGATTCGACAGCACGGATTCGATAAGATACCATCACAAGAAAGAGAGAACAGAATGAACCCGAAGAACATCAACGATTCCCGCCCGCTCGTCTGGACCGTTTCGGTCGAAGTGCCGAATA